ATAGTAAAGTATGTGTGAGTGATATGAAGTCATTCCTACATAACTCAATGATTGAATGTGATAAAGTATTTGGGTTGGTGGATATGAATTGGTGTCACTACATGAAAACAAATGAACCATACGATATGGATAAACACCTAACTAATGCACACCATTGGTATTACAGAACACATTATGATAAAGAGAATATCAATGATGTGATTCCATTGGTGAAACATGGTGAGTATTTCTCAAAGGTATCTATGGATTTATTAGGATACATGGAAGACAAAGATTATTATGACCAAAGTATCTTAGAAGTTTTATCTGATGTAGAGAAGAATGGAATCCAAACTACAAATGGATTGGTTTATTCAGAATATAATCCCTACACTTCAACAGGTCGTCCAAGTAATCGTTTCGGTGGATTGAACTTTGCCGCATTGAACAAGAAAGATGGTAGTAGAAAACAATTCATCAGTAGATTCAAGAATGGTGTATTGGTGGAGTTTGATTATGATGCATATCATCCAAGATTGATTGGTGATAAAATTGAGTATGAGTTTCCAAATGGTAGTGTTCACCAACACTTGGCAGACACTTATGGGTTAAGTTACGATGATGGTAAGGCATTAACATTTAAGTATTTGTATGGTGGTATCACAAATGAGATAAAAGATAATCCATTTTTCGGTAAAGTAGATAAGTATGTTCAAGACCTTTGGAGTCGTTGGAAAGGGAATAAAATCATAAAATCTGATATTTATAATAGAGAAATAAGTAGGAAGAATCTATCTGATATGAATCCTAATAAATTATTTAATTATATGATTCAATTGATGGAGACAGAAAACAATATGTTGGTATTAGAAGAACTTTTACCTGAGATTCAAGATGATAAAAGTAAATTAGTTCTTTATAATTACGATGCATTCTTGTTTGACTTTGATTTATCAGATGGATTAGATTACTTAAACAAAATAAAAAAGATACTTGAACAAAATGGAAAGTATCCTACAAGAGTTTCAATGGGTAGTAATTACCATGAAATGAAAGATATAACGGAGAAATTTAAATGAAACTATCAGACATAGTTCAAGAGTTGGGTAAAGTTCAAACTGCAAAGGACAAACCACCTTTTAAAACACAACAGCAGATTGAAAACGAAGCAGTTACAAATCCAATGATTAAGAAAGTTGATTTCAATAAACCAACCGTAATACATATCTCAGATGAAGAGATGGAGTTACTACATCAAGACAGAAGATTAGAAAAGGATGGAATCACAATAATATTTGGTGATGAAAAACGAACTAAGTAAAATACTAACCGAATTATCCTATCGCGTCAAAGATGGGGTGCCTAATTTAAACAACGAACAACACTTAATTAAATTGTTTGATGTGTTGAAAGAGTTTAACTGGCCCATAGAAGCACGCGTAGAACTTATACATAATCTTACTGAATCCAAAACAAGTGACCAAGCAAAGAAACTTGGATTAACACATATGGGATTTGGTAATTATGGTAAAGATGATAAAGTAACTCACACTTCAAAAGATGGTGAATTAGTTCCTGTCGGTGGAAGTGGAGGCGATGATAGTGAAAAATCTGAAAAAGGTGAAAAAGAATTAAATCAAAAGATAGATTTTAACAATCCACCAGAATCAATTACAAAAGATATTCAACCTGATGATGAAACTTTTAAAAAACAAGAAAATATTACACCACAAGAATATGACCCACAAGAAATAGAAGTTGGTGGACAAAAAGTTAAATTACCAGTAAATGAAGAAACATTAAATAAAGTATTTAACCAACCACCACATAAATTTCCTAAAAAATATATTAAAACTTTAGAAAGAATTTTAAATACACAAAAGATAGATAAAGACAATCCACCAATAACTTCCTTTACAAACTCTTCCGAAGAAAGAGAACAAGTAGGTGCAGGTCAGATATCTGCACAAGCATCAGAATTATTAATGATGATGAGTACTACTTTATCAGATGAAGAATCAGATAAATTATATGAGTTATTAGAAAAAACTTCAGATTCTACAAAAGGAAACCAAATACTTGATAAAAGTTGGATACAGGCCTCAAGGTCTATGAGAGAAGCAGCTATTAAAAATGTTAAGGAACAATATGGGCCAGATGCAGAAGTTGAATTTGGTGGTTGGGATTCTACTGCTGATGTTGAGGATGGTATTGGAATATCATACGATAAAAAGGGATTCTCTACTGATACTTTCTTCAGAGTAAAAGTTGATGGTAAATCTAAAATACATGAAGTATCAAATAAAAAAAGTTTAGTGGTTCATTTGGCAAATCCAGGTTCAGGTGATATAGAAGATGGAATGGAAAAGGCGGGTGTTGATATAGGAGACCCAAATAGACATGCAGGTAAATATACAGAAAACGCAGCCAATCGTTCACGAAAACGATTAGAAGAAATTAATGATATAGAAGTATATGAAAAGTTAGATGATATGAATGATGATGAACTTCTTGAAACATTAAATAATCTACCATCTGAAATCAGGTCAAACTTTACAAGTGGTAGTGCACCTAAACTTCAATTAAAAAAAGATGCGAGAAATTATTTAAAGATGATGAAGGCATTGAAGAATGTTCCAAAACCATGGGACACCACTAATAAAGAATTTTTAGATGCGGCAAAAGAAGCAGGAGTCAATCTTGGTTCAAGAGTTCCAGGTTCATCAAAGGCGATAAATAAAATGATGATATATTCTGCATATTTACAATACGCAGATGAATTAAGTAATGGTGTAGAAGACGGACCAGGTATGAATTTTATTCAGAATCAAGTAGGTATAATTGGTAAAGAACCATATCCAGAGGGTTCTCAAAGAGATGTAGAAAATCAACACATTGTTAATTTAAATAAAAAAGAATCAAGACCTGTTTTGATGAAATTAATTAGAGAAAAATTTCCATTAAAATCATTAATGGAAGCAGAAGAGAGTATGGTACTTGGTGGTAATAGAATGAGTCCTGAGATTTGTGAAAAGATTTTTGGAACTACTGAATGGGATAAGGTTCAAGAAAATATTTCTATTAAGAAAAATGATAAGGGTGAATATTATCTAACATATTCTGTAAAAGTTGATGGAAAAGAAAAAGAAATAAGGATTGCTCAAATAAAACCAAGAGGTAAGGGTAAAGGATATGCAAGTATAACAACCGAAATGTCATTGGCAGAAGAGTTTCAACATACCGTTCATTGTGCGAATAAAACTTCAGATAACCCACCGAAAAATCCAAGTGATGACGAAATTAAACTGGCTAAGAAATTAGAAAGAAAGTATGGAGAATGTTAATGAGAACTCAATTACTATGTACATTCACTAAACAAGACAAACTAAATGAATCTATTGATATCATAGTTTCTTGTAATAAAATTTTATATGATAAGGTTTATGTCTTTACAGATGTAAATGACCCATCACAATTGTTATGCACTTACAATGTGGAATTCAATGAAGACTTTCAAGAACCAACTATAGATACTATATCTCTTCATAGAAAGAAACAATCAAATACACTCTATACAATCAATGCACTGAATGAAGTTATTCGTTCAAAGAATAATGGAATCTTAGATAAGAAGTTCATGGTTGATTGGGATGAGTTTCAGAACACACTATTATTAACAAATGAAAATGGATTAACAAAGATTCCTACAAAGATTCATTCCATTATAGATGTTAATGAATGGTTAAAATAAAAAAAATAAAAAAAAATTAAAAAAAAATACGGTTTGGGATTTTTACTATATATATATAAATATAACTTACTTAATTGGTCTTAAGTAAATTAGTTTTTTGAAAATTTGAAATCAGAAAGTACAGAGAGTAATTAACTCTGTATGGGATTGACCGAATAATGGGTAGACTTTAGAAGCCCATAAGGTAATCTGAAATGAGTTTGTGGTGAACCTACTGAGGTTAAAATAATTTCGGTAGTTGAGACATCAATCATTTAATGTACTTGAAGATAAAACAATAGAAACGATTCTATTGACCTTGTTGTGGGTAAGGGTAATACTGAAATCCCACTTTATGACTGAATCAATCTAATCTTGGAGAGATAAGGTAATAACACAGAGGTTGTACTCACTTCAATGAGATTAACCATCTTGAGAAGAATCATCGTAACTGATGGGTGTTAGGTACAAGGTATAAAAAATCCAAGCTTCAAGTTGTAGGTAATCGTTAGTCCTACATCCCCATAGATTTCATAAACTTAAAAAAAATGGTCACACGATTTTTAGTTTCCACCTTATTTACAAACTTAAAAACAAGATGACCATTTTTTTTGCAAATAATAAAAATAAATCCGTTTTTTACAAATATATATGATATATATTATTGTATCAAGGTTATACTTGAATACCAATTAACAATTAACAAATTAACAAATAGGAGATAAACAATGGACTTAAATGCTATTCGTAAGAGGTTAAATCAACTTCAAACAACAAACAACAGAACATCAAGTCTTTGGAAACCACAACCTGGTAAAACTCAAATCAGAATCGTTCCTTATTCATTCAATAAAGACAATCCTTTCATTGAGTTATTTTTCCACTACAATCTCAATAATCGTTCATATCTTTCACCAATATCCTTTGGAAGACCTGACCCGATTGAAGAGTTTGCACAGAAACTTCGTGGAAGTGGTAACAAAGAAGACTATCAGTTGGCTCGTAAATTAGAGGCAAAAATGAGAACTTTTGCACCTGTTATCGTAAGAGGTGAAGAGAAACAAGGAGTAAAATTTTGGGGATTCGGTAAAACCGTATACCAAGAATTACTTTCTGTAATCGCTGACCCTGATTATGGTGATATTACAGACCCAGTTAATGGTCGTGATGTTGTAGTTGAGTTCATATCCGCAGAGGAAACAGGAGCTAGTTATCCTACAACAAAGATTAGAGTAAAACCTAATCAAACACCAATTTCAGACGAACCTGAAATCTTAGAGAAAGTCAAAGAACAACAAGACATTCGTGAGATTTATCAAGAGTTATCTTATGACGACTTGTCAGGTGTATTGAATGAATGGTTGAACCCATCAGAGGAATCAGAGGGTGAATCAGAAACTCAAGATACCGTAACAAGTTCTGAATTAGAGTCTTCTAAAGTGAAAGACACTTCAGAAGCTTTTGATGAATTATTTAATTCGTAAATTATAACAAGATATGGGAGTCATATATTGTGGCTCCCATTATTAACTTAGGAGAAAATGAATGTCAGTAAATGATGTATTGGCCGATACTTTGGCAAGTAGTCTGAATAAAAAGTTTAAAGACACTAAAGTTGCATACTTTTTAGATGGAAGTGATTCCACACCAACAGACATTAGAGAATTTGTTTCTACAGGTTCTTCAATGTTAGACTTGGCAATATCCAACAGACCTAATGGTGGTATTGCAGTTGGTAGAATTACAGAAATCAATGGATTAGAATCAAGTGGTAAATCACTACTTGGTGCACACATACTTGCAGAGACTCAGAAGAAAGGTGGAGTTGCAGTTTATATAGATACTGAAACTTCAGTTTCTCAAGAGTTCATGGAAGTTATTGGTTTAGATTTAAATAAAATGTTATATCTACATTTAGAAACCGTAGAAGATATCTTTGAGGCAATTGAAGAAATAGTAACAAAAGTTAGAGAAAGTGACAAAGATAGGTTAGTAACTATCTTGGTTGACTCACTCGCCGCCGCATCTACTAAAGTAGAATTAGAGGCAGACTTTGATAAAGATGGTTGGGCAACTGCCAAGGCAATCATTATCAGTAAGGCGATGAGAAAAATCACTCAACTTATTGGTAGAGAAAAGATTGCACTCGTATTCACAAATCAATTAAGACAGAAACTTGGAGTAATGTTTGGTGACCCTTGGACAACAAGTGGTGGTAAGGCATTACCATTTCATTCATCTACAAGAATTAGATTGAAGAATATGGGACAAATCAAAGATACAGGTAAGAATGTATTAGGTATGAAGTGTAGGGCACAGATTATTAAGAATCGTTTAGGCCCACCTTTGAGACATGCAGATTATGATATGTACTTTGATAGAGGTATAGATAATTATGGTGCATGGTTAACCGTATTGAAAGAACACAAGTTAGTAAAGACTGGTGGAGCATGGTATACATTGGTAGACCAAAATGGTGAAGAACATAAATTCCTATCTAAAGATTGGGAAGATTTAATCACCCAAAATGATGAACTACGAGAGTATGTATATCAAATCATTTGTGATAAGGTTATATTACAATACAAGGAAAAACTTGGTATTGATGATGTGGAATTCACAGATGAGGTTCTCGGTGACTAACAAACGATATCTTTCAATACTTGATGAGATAAAGAAATCTGGCGGTAAAGTAGATAGTGGAGAACCAAACGACTCGGTTTTACTAATAGATGGTCTGAACACTTTTATTAGAGTGTTTTCAGCAATACCAACTACTAATGATGATGGGGTTCACATTGGTGGAATAGTTGGTTTTTTAAGGTCAATTGGTTACACTATAAATATGGTAAGACCTACCCGAACCATTATTGTATTTGATGGTAAAGGTGGGTCTAACCGCCGTAGGAAAATCTTTCCTGAATATAAAATGGGAAGAAAAATGTCTCATCGTTTGAATAGAGCAAATGATTTTTTGACTCGTGAAGACGAACAAAAGATGATGATTCATCAGTTGAATCGTGTTGTTGAGTATCTTGAATGTCTACCTTTAACCATAATCAATATGGATAATATTGAGGCAGATGATGTCATTGGTTATTGTAGTAAACATGTCTTCAAAGACAAAGTTACTATTATGTCTACTGATAAAGATTTCTTACAATTAGTAGATGAAAGGATTCAAGTTTACTCACCTACAAAAAAGAAGATGTACGATGAAGAACGAATCAAAGAAGAATTTGGTATCAGTCCTAAAAACTTTTTATTGTATAGAGTTTTAGATGGAGATAAATCAGATGGTATACCTGGTGTCCATGGAGTAGGATTAAAAACATTACTCAAAAACTTTCCATGGTTAAGTGAAGATGTTAAGTATACCATCAATGATTTATTAAAGAGTGCATCTAAAAAACGAAAACAAGTAAAGTTATGTGAAAACATTTGTAATTCAGAAGAACAAATGTTGATGAACAGAAGACTAATGGATTTGGATGATGGTATTATGGGTGGTAGTAGTAAACTAAAAGTACAGAATATCACATCACAACCAATCCAAAGAATGATTAAACATAAATTTCAAAAAATGTTTCTTGAAGATAAAATGTATACTGCCTTACCAAACTTGACGAGTTGGTTAGCAAATACATTTAATAGATTAAATTTTATGGCAGAGAAGACACATGGGTAGAAAACGAAAATATTTCTCAGATAAAGAAAAACGAGACGCCCAAAGAAGATGGCAGATGGAACATTACAAAAGAAATGCAGAAGAGATAAGAGCAAAGGCTCGTCAAAAATATCGTGAGAAAAAGAGAAAAGAATTTTATGATAAGAAAGTACAAGATATGTATGGGAACATTGAGTGAGTAATAGTAAAACATTTTGTCCCTTACCATTTGTACATTTATATGCACAACCATCAGGTCATGTGAAACCTTGTTGTATTGCAGAAACTATATACTCACATAATTTAAACAGAGAATCCATAGGTGAAGTATTTAATTCAGAAGAAATGAAAAAACTTCGTATGGATATGTTGAATGGAGAAAGAAATAAATTATGTGATATTTGTTACCTTGCAGAAGACAGAGGTGAGGTTAGTGCACGACAAGGATTCTTAGAACCGAGTAATAATGAATTTGAAATACCAGAGACTACTGATGGTGAAGTTCCATTAGAGTTTCAGTATATTGATATTAGATTTTCAAATCAATGTAATTTTAAATGTAGAACATGTTGTCATGACTTCTCATCATCTTGGTATGAACCTGAAATGTTATTGGGTGGATTATCACCTGATGTAAATAAAGTTATTAAAGTAGAGAATAACTTTATGGAGAATCTAAAGAAACACTTAGGTAAACTTAAGAAGATATACTTTGCAGGTGGTGAACCTTTGATAATGCCTGAACACATGGACATCCTAAAGTTCGTTACTGATAAAGAATTAAAACTACACCTACATTACAATACAAACTTATCTACATTAAAATATCAAGAAGAATCATTACTTGAGTATTGGAACAAGATAAAAGAAAAAGGTACAATTTACATTGCAGTATCTTGTGATGGGTTATATGATTTAGGTGAGTATATCAGAGTTGGTTTTAAACATGATAACTTTGTAAAGAATATAAATAAACTAAAAGAATATAATATAGATTATGGAATACAATATACCGTATCTACATATAATATATTTCACATATTTGAATCCATTGAACAATTTATAAACTTAGGTATTATAACTAATACTGATGACATTTCATTTCACTATGCGTGGGCACCTGATGGAATATGTATAAAGAACCTACATGAAAAAGATAAGTTTAAAGTTATTAGTTTATTTGAAAAGTACATGGGTGGTGTATCAAACAAAACAAAAATTGAATTAGAAAACATTTTAAAATTTATGGGAACAGAAAGTGGAGACTACGAGGAAATAAAAAACTATAATGATAAAATAAATCGTGTGTTTCCGAAAACTAAATGATAATTATAAATGGTTATGAGTGAATCTTTAATTAAATATGGAACATCTTTTCAGAGTAAAATTATTACATCTTTAATAGTTGATACGAAGTTTATAAAAACTATCGGTGACATTTTAGAAGTAAGTTATTTTGATTCTGATTCAAACAAGTTTCTTGTAAAATCAATAATAGATTATTTTAAAAAATATAAATCCCCACCAACAATGGAAGCATTAAAAGTTGTCATTGATGATGTGGAAAATGATGTACTAAAGACGAGTATTGTTGATTCATTACGAGGTGCATGGCAACATCGTGAATCACCTGATTTAGAATTTGTAAAAGAAAAATCACTTGAGTTCTGTAAGAACCAAGTTATCAAAAGTGCCATTATGGAATCAGTTGAGTTATTAGATAACCAAAAGTATGATGAGATAAAAGGTGTTATAGATAATGCAATGAAGGCAGGTGTAGAGAGAGACATTGGTCATGATTATATTACAGGTTTGGAAGAACGACTAACACAACAATCAAGAAGTACATTACCAACACAATGGGATAGTGTAAATGAATTGATGGATGGTGGACTTGCAGGTGGTGAGTTGGGTGTAATTGTTGCACCTGCTGGTATTGGTAAGTCATGGACTCTTCAGGCATTAGGTGCACATGCAGTCAAACAAGGTAAAACCGTAATTCATTATACATTAGAGTTAAATGCTCAGTATGTAGGGTTAAGATATGATACAATTGTAAGTGGACAACCAACAGGTAACTTACAATATTATAAAGATGAAGTACAAAACAAGATTTCAAAGTTAAAGGGTGAGTTAATAATCAAGTATTATCCAACAAGAACCGCAAGTGTTAATACACTTACGGCACATCTACAACAATGTGAGATGCAGGGACTCAAACCAGATTTAGTGATTGTGGATTATGCAGACATTATGAAATCCACACAACACTTTAGTGAAAAAAGACATCAAATAGGTCATGTGTATGAAGAGTTAAGAGGTATGGCAGGTGAATTTGATATACCTGTATGGACTGCATCACAGGCAAATCGTTCATCATTAGAAGAGGATGTGATTGGTGCTGAAAAGGTTAGTGAAGATTATAGTAAAGTCATGACTTCAGATTTTGTCATGAGTATGAGTAGAAAAGTGGAAGATAAGATTGCAAACACAGGTAGATTCCATGTTATTAAAAATAGATTTGGCCCCGATGGGATAACCTTTCCAGCAACCATTAATACCAATACAGGTCTAATTCAGATTTACGAAACCAACACACAAGGTGGAAGAGAAGCACAAGGTAAAATGAATAATGCAGATGAGTATATTCGTAAGACTTTGGCACAGAAGAAAAAGGATTTTGACTCAGAAGGATTTGAATAAAACTTCTAAGAAAAAATTATTAAAACTTCTAAAAAAATAATAAAAGTGCATTTATTCTCCGTATATATTATACTTAATTAAGGAGAAAAAAGAATCTAAAATATAGGAGTCAGTTTCAATGGGACAACACAAATTTAAGTTATCAGAGAACTTTATAAATAAGTATAAAAGAAAGAAACCACCATTTGGTTTCAATGGGTTAGGTGAACTCGTATACATGAGAACCTATTCAAGAATTAAAGAAGATGGAAAAAATGAGAGATGGTGGGAAACCGTACAAAGGGTTGTAGAGGGAACTTACTCTATGCAAATGAATCACATTGAGTCTCATCAATTAGGTTGGAATCCATGGCAAGCTCAAAAGTCAGCACAAGATATGTATGAGAGAATCTTCAACATGAAGTTCTTACCACCTGGTCGTGGTCTATGGGCAATGGGTACACCAATCACAGAAGAAAAAGGTTTATATGCAGCACTAAACAATTGTGCATTTGTATCCACTAAAACAATCAAAGAAGATTATTCCAAACCTTTCTGTTTCCTTATGGATGCAAGTATGTTAGGTGTTGGAGTAGGATTTGATACCAAAGGTGCTGGTCAAATATTAATCAAGGGTATTGATGAAGAAAGAGAAACAACATATGAAATACCTGATACTCGTGAGGGTTGGGTAGAATCTTTAAGGTTATTATTAGAGAGTTATTTTCATGGACAACCAAAAGTAAAATTTGATTATAGTAAAATTAGAAAGGCAGGTGTTCCAATTAAAGGGTTTGGTGGAGTATCATCAGGACCAGAACCATTGGAAGAAGTACATGAAGATATTAGAAAAGTATTAGAGGGTAATGCTGGTAATCCAATCACAATCACAACCATTGTTGATATTATGAATTTAATTGGTAAATGTGTTGTGGCAGGTAATGTAAGAAGAACTGCAGAGATTGTATTTGGTGACCCTAATTCAGAAGAATATTTAGACTTAAAGAATTACAAAGTAAATCCACATCGTGACCAATATGGTTGGACAAGTAACAATAGTATATTTGCAGAGATGGGAATGGATTATACTGAGGTTTCAAAAAGAATCGTAGATAATGGAGAACCAGGACTTGCATGGTTAGACAATATGAGAAAGTATTCTCGTATGAAAAATGGTGGTGATAACAAAGACCATAGAGTAATGGGTGGTAATCCATGTTTAGAACAATCATTAGAGTCTTATGAGTTATGTTGTTTAGTGGAAACATTTCCTGATAACCATGATGACTTTGAAGATTATGCACGAACACTAAAATATGCATACTTATATGCAAAGACCGTAACTCTTGGTAGAACTCATTGGAGTGATACAAACAGAGTGATGTTGAGAAACAGAAGAATCGGTTGTTCAGTTAGTGGTGTTGCACAATTCATAACACATAGAGGTTTAAACGAACTAAAGGAATGGTTAAATGATGGATATGATGTCATACAAGAATGGGATGATGTATATTCTGATTGGTTTGCTATACCAAAGTCAATCAAAACTACTTCAGTTAAACCGAGTGGTACCGTTTCACTATTGGCTGGTAGTACTCCAGGTTTACATTATCCCGAATCAAGATTTTATATAAGAAGAATAAGATTATCAGTTAATTCCGAATTGGTAGAACCACTAACGAAAGCAGGTTACAAAATTGAACCTGCTTTTGGTTCTGAAGATTCTACATTGGTGGTAGAGATACCAGTTGATGTAGGTGAGGGAATAAGAACTGCTGCAGACCTAAGTATATGGGAACAATTCTCACTTGCAGCGTTCCTACAAAGACATTGGGCAGATAATCAAGTAAGTTGTACGGTTACATTTAATCCTGAAACAGAGGGAGATGAAATACCAAATGTATTGAATTATTTCCAATATCATCTAAAGGGTATATCACTACTACCAAGACATGATTGGGGTGCATATCCACAAATGCCATATGAGGCAATAGATGAGAAGGAGTATAACAAACAAATTAAAAAACTTGGTAAGTTATCATTCGGTGTTATTAAGGCAGAAGAAGCAAACATAGAAAAATTCTGTGATGGTGACTTCTGTGATGTTGAAGAAATCACACCAACCGCAGGTGATAACGATGACCAAGAGTATACGAATGGTTAAAAAATTCACATACCCTGGCAGAAAGCACACCAGAATAAAAATGTGCTGTTCACAAGTAAACAAACAAGGAGATGATTATGAAATATCGTAATCTATTAGCGTCAATGGTATTGATGACAGGATTGTTCGCACAATCTATTGTTGGAACTATTGTTGATGTTGACTCAAAACCACTTGAGGGAGCTAATGTTGTAGTTCTTGGAACAGATTTAGGTGGAGTATCAGATAAAGATGGTGCTTTTTCTATTGATGTTTCTAATGGAACCTATGATGTAGTGGCTTCTTTCATTGGTTACTCTTCAATAACTAAATCAGTAGTTGTTGAGGGTATCACTACATTAAACTTCGTATTGGATTTTGATGTAGTTTCCTTATCAGATGTTGAGGTGTTAGCATCTCGTGCATCTGAAACAACACCTGTGGCTTATACTAATGTTAGTAAAGAAGAAATGGAAGTAAGACTTGGTTCACAAGACATTCCAATGATTCTTAACACAACACCATCAGTATATGCTACTCAACAAGGTGGTGGTGCGGGTGATGCTCGTATCAACATTCGTGGTTTTAATCAAAGAAATGTTGCAGTAATGATTAATGGTGTTCCCCAAAATGACATGGAGAATGGATGGGTTTATTGGTCTAATTGGGATGGTGTAGGTGATGCTACATCTTCAATTCAGGTTCAAAGAGGTCTATCTGCTGTTAATTTAGCGACACCTTCTATTGGTGGAACTATGAACATCATAACCGACCCTACATCTTTTGAAAAAGGTGGGAAGTTCAAACAAGAAGCTGGAGATGGTGGTTTTCTTAAAACTACTTTCAACTACAATACTGGTCTATTATTAAATGACAAGTTGGCTTTAAGTGGAACTATTGTTCGTAAAACTGGTGATGGAATTATAGATGGTACATGGACTGATGCTTGGGCATACTACTTTGGTGGTAGTTATGCAGTAAGTGAAGACCAACGATTTGAATTGTATGCCATCGGTGCTCCACAACGACATGGACAAAATCTATACAAACAGAATATTGCAACTTACTCTCAAGAGTTGGCAGGTAGTATTGATGGATATGATACTACTGCATTTTCAGAGGGTGAGAAGTTTGAAACTGAAGCTGGTAGATTTTTCAATCAAAATGTCGCACCTATTGACCCATCATATACAGGAAAACAATATTGGTATATGTATGGAGCGAACACTACAAGTAGATTCAACAAGAATTTCTTGAACGAAAGAGAAAACTTCTTCCATAAACCATTAGTGAACTTAAATCACTTCTTAACCATCAATGATAAAACAAGATTAAGTTCTGTGTTTTATTGGAGTGGTGGTTCTGGTGGTGGTACAGGAACTTATGGTAGTGTAAGTAGAAAACCTGCAGTTGAGGGAGAAAGATGGTATGCATCTTCACCTTGGCAATGGGATTGGAATGCAGAGATTGCTGAAAATTCTGATAACATTGATGAGAACTTCTCAACAACAGAAAATCGTTCAACAGGAATTCTTCGTAATTCTATAAATCGTCAAAACACATATGGTTTGATTTCAAAATTAAACTATGAAGTGAGTGATGCATTAGAACTACAAGTTGGATTGGATTGGAGAACTGCTCGTATAGAACACGCTCGTGAAGTTCGTGATTTATTAGGTGGTGATTACTATGTTGATTATGCAGACGACAACTTTGAAGAAGGTAAAGTCGTAAGACTCGGTGACGAGATTGCATACTTCAATGAAACAACCGTAGATTGGATTGGTGGATTCGTACAAGGTAACTACACAACAGAAAAACTAAACCTATATGGTATGGGTGGTGTTTCTTCTATTGAGTATTCTTACCAAGACCACTTCACTATTGAGGATGCTGTAATTAAAGCAGACCCAATCTCAACATACCAAGTTAAAGGTGGTGCATTATATAATGTAAACGAGAATCTTGGAGTATTCCTAAATACAGGATATGTCCAAAAGGCTCCTATATTAGATAATGTTATCTACTACGATGGAACCGTAGCATCAGACCCAGATAATGAGAAATTCTTACATAATGAGATTGGTGCAAACTTCGGTACTAACAAACTTGGAGTTAGAGTTAGTGCATACAATACCGATTGGTTAGATAGAAACTTGACTAAATCAGTAGAGACAGGTCAAGGTTCATCAGGTGATACTGATATTATCTTCCTAAAAGGTGTTAATCAAAAACATCAAGGTTTAGAGATTGAAACTAAAGTAAAACCAAATGATTTGGTTGAACTTGATTTAATCGCGTCATTCGGTAATTGGAAATTTGATGGTGATGCCAATGGTACTTACCAAGAAATGGAATATAATGATGAAGGTCAAGTAATTGGTCAAACATCAACCGAATACTCATATGCACTTGATGGTTTATATGTTGGTGATATGCCACAAACCGCCTATATTTTAGGTGTTACACTTAAACCAGTTAAAGGATTAAGACTACAGGCATTATACAAAACATATGATAAAAACTATTCTGATTGGAGTCCAGCCGCAAGAGAGATTGAGGATGGAGAAGCAGATAGAGCTCAAGTATGGGAAGCCCCAGGTTACTCAAAACTTGACTTACATGCATCATATAAACTTCCTATCAAGGGACATGACATTTCTTTAACTGCTCATGTATTCAACGCACTTGATGAAGTATTTGTACAAGATGCCGTAGATAATAGTAGATACAATGGGTTTGGTTCTAAGGAACACTTAGCACACAACGCCGAAGTATTCTTGGGAACACCAAGATACGCAAACATTGGAGTGTCTATTAATTTCTAATTGTAATTTGGGTGGTTGAAATATACCACCCATTTTATTAAAAAAAAAGCTTGACTTTTATATGGTTTTATTATTAAATTTAGTTATAACAATGAGGGATATTACAACCTAAATGTATCAGAACATATACTTTGATGTAAGAAAACAAAAAATGCATCTTTGGGATGACAAAAAGGGATACTTGATTATTCCATATAAAAAGTATGCCTATGTAAAAAATTCAAATGGTCAACATGTTTCACTATATGGTGATAGAGTAAAGAAAGTATTTAATTATGATAAAGATGACCCAACACTACATGAATCAGATGTCCCACCAACAACAAGATTTTTAGTTGACCAATATACAGACTCAGATGAAGTATCAGAGGGACATAGAAAAGTATTCTTTGATATTGAGGTAGAGGTTACAGATGGTTTTCCTGATGTGATGAAGGCAAACAATGTAATCACTTCTATTGCACTATATGATTTCATGACAGAAACATATTTTACATATGTGTTTGATGCAAAGAAAAGACTTCAATCATATACAAAAGATAATAAAGTTGTAGAAGTATATGATACAGAATACGAAATGTTAAACAAGTTTTTCCAAAAGTATTTAGAAATCAAACCAACAATATTAAGTGGTTGGAACTCAGACTTCTTTGATATTCCTTATCTATATAATAGGGCAGTAAATGTATTGGGTGTTAGTGTGGCAAACTTGTTATCACCTATCTCAGAAGTATATTACAATGAATTTAAAAAGAGATATGTTATTGCAGGAGTTAGTTGTTTAGACTATCTATCTTTATATAGAAAGTTTTCATTCTCTCAACAATCAAGTTATAGATTAGATTATATTGGTGAAGTAGAAGTCGGTATGAAAAAGGTTGATTACGAGGGAACACTTAATGACTTGTATGAAAATGACTTACAGACATTTATTGATTACAACATCCGAGATGTAAAAATATTAGTTGAGTTGGATAAGAAATTAAATTTGATTGAGATATCACGAGGTATTGCACACCTTGGACACATACCTTATGAAGAAGTGTTTATGAGTTCAAGATATCTTGAGGGTGCGATATTAGTTTATCTGAAAAAACTTGGTATTGTCGCACCTAACAAACCACCAAGACCAAAAACATTTGATGATGATAAGTTTGCAGGTGCATATGTACAGAAACCACAGGCAGGTAAACATGATTGGGTTTATGACTTGGACATTACATCAATGTATCCAAGTGTGATTCGTTCATTAAATATATCACCTGAGACTAAGTTAGGTAAGGTTGAGGGTTGGGATGCAGAGGAGTTCTTAAAAAAGGACTTGGTAAAAACATATACCATGATAGATAAGAAAGAAAAAGAAATTGGTAAGTTTACAAATGGTGAATTAGAAAACTATCTATTAACCAATGAGATTAGTATTGCATCTAATGGTGTTTTATATCGTACAGATAAACAAGGATTGATTCCTGCACTTCTAACTAAGTGGTTCAATGAAAGAGTTGAGATGAGAAAACTTGTTAAGAAGTATCATGATGAGGGTAATAAAGAATTAGAAGATTACTTTGATAGAAGACAATACATACAAAAGATTATTTTGAATTCCATGTATGGTGTATTGGGTCTATCAGTATTTAGATTTTACGATTTGGATAATGCAGAGGCGACAACTCTAACTGGTCAAGCCTTAATTAAGTTCAGTAAGAAGATAACGAATCACTTTTATAATAAAGAACTCGGTACTGATGATGATTATGTGATATACATAGATACTGATTCTATTTTTGCCTCTGCTATTCCATTGGTTGAGAAGAGATTTCCTAATCAAAAACTAAGTGATACAATGATGACACAAAGGATTATGGAGATTTGTAGTGAGGTACAAGATTATCTAAATGAAAGTTATAATTTCTTTGGTAAGAAGTTCTGTAATGTAGAGAAAGAAAACCATGTGTTTGATATTAAACAAGAGGTAGTTGCAAAGAGTGGGTTGTTCATTACAAAGAAAAGATATGGATTAAGAATTATCAATGATGCAGGTCGTAAGGTAAATAAGATTCATGTTAAAGGATTGGATACGGTTCGTAGTAACTTTGCAGTTGCGATGAAGGAATTATTGGGTAATGTATTGGATGATATCTTGGCAGATGTTCCAAAGGAAAAGATTGATGAAAGAATATCATTGTTTAAAAGAAACATGGTTAACTTACATTATGATGTTATGGCAAATCCAATCGGTGTAAAAGGTATTGGTAAGTATGAAGTGAAAGAAGAAGACTCATCATTCAGTACATATAAAAAAGGAACACCTGTTCATGTTAAGGCATCAATCAATTATAACTCATTATTAGAATATTGGTATGAGGGTAGGAAATACGAAAAGATTATAAATGGTAGTAAGATTAAATGGGTGTATCTGAAGAACAATGAGTTTGGATTTGATACAATTGCATACAAAGGTTATGAAGACCCACCACAGATTTTAGAATTAATTAAGACTCACATTGACCATGATAGAATGTTTGAACAGGCAATGACAAAGAAAATTGGTATGTTCTACAAGGCAATGTCATGGGACAATGTAGTAGATAAAACAAAAAGTATTGAAAGATTTTTTTGATTTTGAACTTTCTTGTATATATGTATATATAGAGATTATTAACAATAGGAGAATGACAAATGGATAAAAGTAAATTAGTTGGATTTATTAACAAGTATCATCTTGGTGGAGAAATCAAGTCTACTAAGATTGAATCAGATGGTAAATCACTATTAACACGATTCATATCAGGTGACAAGTCACTTGTTGGTAGTGTTAAAATGGAAAAGTTTGATGCATTTGACCCAAGTGAAATTGGAGTGTATAACACTTCACAATTATTATCACTACTTTCAGTAGTTGGTAACGATGTAGATTTCACTATAGATAATATGGGTGGAAAATTTGTATCATTACAGATGAAAGACTCAAGTTATGGAACAACATCAAAATATATGTTGAGTGACTTAAGTGTTATACCAACACCACCACCATTGAAAAACTTACCAAGTGAATTTGAATTAGAATTAAAATTAGATTCATATTTCATCAGTACATTTATTAATGGTAAAGGTGCACTACCTGAAACTGAAACATTTACAATCATTGCAGACAATGATAAAGTAAATATCGTAATTGGATTCTCAAACATTGCATCAAATAGAGTTACAATACCTGTTAATGTAGATAACTATTCAGATATTGAACCTATTTCATTCAGTGCTGAAATGTTCTCAAACATATTAAGTGCTAATAAAGAGTGTCAAAATGCAACTATGAAAGTATCATCTGCGGGAATATCTAAGATTAACTTCTCAATAGATGACTATGAGTCCGAGTATTATTTAGTATCAACACAAACTAATACATAATGTATCTATCGTACTTTGACAAATTCTATGATATGGAACCTTATCTCTTCATAGATGAGGAAGAGTGGGACTACATCAAAAAAACCTTTGATAAACAAGATGTAAGAGAAAGTCTTGCAAAGGTTGCGATGTCTTACCCACCACCATACATGGACATCACCGAGAAGGATGCATTGAAACAACTTCAGAAACTAAAAGGAATGAGACATAATGAAATTTTAGTTGAAGGAGAGTGGTTTGCTCGTGAGGGTACAGAGTATAGATATGATTTAACTTTTGAAGGTAAACAACAATACTTCAAAAGAAACAATACAGGTAACGATGCAAGTAATTACTTTCAACAAAAGAATCGTTGGAGTGTTGATGGAACTATTGCACCAGGCCCACATAGAACATGGGAAAGTCATAAGTTTATGACTACCTTGATTGGGTCTGCATACTCTCTGAAGTTACCTAAGATTGATAAGAGTGCATTTCGTGTAATGATTGGATTGAGAAAGTATATTTGTTCTCAATTCAAACCAAATGTTGCCAAGGTATTATACGATAAGTTAGAGAGTAAGAGTATCT